TATTAACGGATTTTGAAGACCCTGTTACATTTCAAATTGCTTATTTAAATCAGATACCACACAAGAAACAGATTGAGGTTTTAAGAAGTAAGAATAAGAATAAGATTATTGTATGTGGAAGACGTTCTGGTAAAAGTCAAATGGTTGCTGGCGAGATAATTAGAGGAGCTGTTCTTAATTTATATCCAAAACAGATGGTTATTGCTCCGACTTATAAACAGACACTTATTGTTTATTATAAGATTACTGAATTAATGGAGAAGGCTGGGGTTTATGATGATATAAAAAGTGTTGCAATGTCTCCAAGACCAAAGATTGTTTTTAAATCAGGTGCATTTGTTGATTTTGGTTCAGCAGATAATCCAGATAGTTTAAGGGGAGAGAATTATGATAGGTTGTTTAAAGATGAAAGTGCGTTTATTAAGGGGGGGGCTAAGAATGCGATTAAACCATTAACTTATGATACTGGTGCTCCTATTTGGGATACAACAACGCCATGGGGTAAAGGAGATGTTTGGGAATTGTGGGAACGAGGAATGGCAGGAGATGAGGATTATGGATGTTTTCATTATAATTATAAAGATAATCCTTATATAAATGATGAAGGTAGAAAAGAAATTGAAAAGGATATTGCTGAGTATGGAGAAGAAAGTGTTTATGTACAATGTGAGATTTATGGAAACTTTGTTGAGGATAGAGATAGATACTTTAAAGCAGAGGAGATTGACTTTTGTATTGAGAAGTATAATGTACCAGAAGATAAATTACCAAGATGTAATTATTATTTAGGAAATGATATTGCTGGAGAAGGAGAAGATGAAAGTGTGTTTATTAGTTTATTATACTTAGAGAAGATGCGGGTTGTTGATATAAGTAGTTTAGCTAAGAACAAACCAAGAGAAGTTGTTGCAAAGAACATGGAACTATATGAGAAATATGAATTTACTAAAATGTGTTTGGATAAAACAGGAATAGGAGAAGGACCAGAAGATTGGTTAAAGGAGGAGTTGGATAAGAAAAGGATAAATGGTAGTTCGATTGTTGAAGGAATAAGATTTTCAATGCAATCTAAACTTGACATGTATAGTAATTTAAAAAAATTAATGAACCAGGGTAAATTAATAATTCCTAATCATAAGAAACTAATTTATCAATTGTTAGATTTAAGATATGAAATGACAACAAGTGGTGGAGTTAAGTTACATCACTCAGAAAATAAGCACGATGATTACTGTGATGCATTGGCATTGGCATGTTGGGCTTGTAGAGAAGAAACAGATTATAAACCCTCTATTTATTAGGGGATTATATTTAATTATATAATTTAATTATATATATTTTTAAATTATAATTTATTTAGTTTCTTTATAATGTGGTTCTTTAATAAACCAAAACAAACAAGCATAGAGACAATTGATTATAGTCCTACTATTAATGGTGGTGGATTAATTCAGACGTTGGTAGAAAAGTATAAGGGGCTAGTAGAAAATAACAACGTTAAGTTTCCCGATGAATTGGGAGAAGCACACCCATTTGATTTTAAGATAATGGAGGGGTTATATAAAAAATTTGGTTTATTTACTGCGGTTATAGATAAATATGTTGATTTTGTAGTTGGTCCTGGTTTTTATATTAAATGTGAAGATGAGAGAGCTAAAGAAATTATTGAAACATTTATGACTGATGTTAACTTTGATACCATTCTAAGACAGTGGATAAAAGAGGCGCTGGTTAAGGGAAGTGGATTCTTAGAAATTGGTGGTAGTAAGAATGGGGAAGTAAAAGGATTAAAGGTTCTTAATGCTGATTATATGTATGCAGTAAGAAATAAGAAAGGAAAAATTTTAGGATATAATCAATATATCGGGGCGTTTGATAAGTTTTCTAAAAAAAAGACTATTAATTTTAACTCGCATCAGGTTGCGTTCGTTCCATTTAATAAAATTGGTGATTGTGCTTATGGTTTAGGAATTGGTTATCCAGCAATTAAGAATATGGATAATTTAATTCAACAGGAAGCAGATATGCATTATTTAGGACATAGAAAAGCAAATACTCCTCTTCACATTAAGTTAGGTAAAGTTGATGGGAATATAAAGATAATCCCTAAGACAGAAGATGTTGACGCATTCGGACAGAAGATTGAAACTATGAACAATAAAACGGAATGGGTTACTGATGATTTAGTAGATATTAGTACTGTTGATTTTGGGAACGTCGGAGAAAAGTTTAATTTAATGTTAGAACATGATTTAAATATGTTATTTTATATTTTTCAAATACCTGCTGTTCTTATGGGAAAGGCGAACATACCAGAAGGATTAGCAAAGGTTCAGCTAGATGCATTTCAAAGAAGAATTCAATCTATACAAGCAGAAGTAGAAAAGGTTATTGAACAACAGATTTTTAAGAGAGTATTAATGTCAAATGGGTTTAATAAAAGTGCAGATGGAAAAGCAGAAGGAAAAGATGTGCATGTAGAATTTGAATGGGGAGCACCGTCTATGTTAGAGATAGAAGGTAGAATGCAATTAATTTCGGATTTAATTAAGTCAGGAACAACTGGGTTTGCAATGAAAGATATATTAGAAGACGAATTAATTAATTTATTAAAATTAGATAAAGATAAATGGAAAGAGTTAAAAGACGATGAAGAAGAACAAGCAAAGAAATTTGAAGCTGAAAGACCTCAACCATTGGTTCCTGGACAAAATAAATCATTCCCTCAAAAACCTCAACCAAAAGTTGTTCAGCCAGTTCAACCAAAACCTAAAGAGAATACCAATGTTAAGTTGTTAGAAGACTTTGAGAAAATAAAAAAGAAGTTAGAAGAATTAGAAAATACTAAACCGGTTGATAATACAGACAAGTTGAAAGAAGAACTTGATAAGGTTAGAAATGAAATGAAGGAAGAGTTTGAGAAAAACAAAAAGGAATTAGAAAAGAAAGAAGAGATGGAAAAAGAAGAAGTAAAGAAGACTAAGAAAGTAAAGAAAGCTAAAAAAACAAAGACATTAAAGAAGCTAAAGAAAAGAGGAGTGTTAAATAATGTTGTTAAACATAAAGCAAGTTTATTTATTAAGACGCCAAAGATTAAGGAAAAATTAAAAGCAAGAGTAAACCCAACATACGAATATAAAAAATCATGTGCTCATTGTGAAGAGAGTTGGGATAATATAAATGATATTCAAGAATGGTTAGGGTTTAGTTATGCAAAGTATTTAGAAATGATTCTTAATTCGACCGAGAGTTATCAATTTGAATTCTTAAAAGGTGTTACTGAAGCAGAATTAGAAGCAGGATATTTAACTACAAGTCAAATAACAAAGGTTAGAGAGGCATTAAAAACAGGATTTGAGAAAGGTCAAGGTATTAATGAAATTGCAAAAGAGATTGATAAAAAAGCAGAGCTAAAAGATTTGTATAGAATGGAAGATGGGCAAATGAAATTAGGAGCGAGCGGATTACCAATATTGTCAAGAAGTGCAGATAAAAGAGCTGTTGGAATTGCGAGAACAGAAGTTACAAGATTAGCAAATATGGGAGCAGTTGAATATTATAAAGATAATGGAGTAGATAAGGTTACTTGGGTTGCGAGTTTTGGAGATAGGACTTGTCCAGATTGCGAAAGTTTAGATGGAAACATTTTTGAGATAGGAACGCAACCAGAAATACCTTTACATCCTCTTTGTAGATGTACTCTTACACCATTTGTGGAGCTGAAATAAAATGCAAATTAGTCACCCCACATTAGGAAGCCCAAATGCAATGGTTACTTCATATGCAGAATTAGTAGTATCTGCAATTGGGTGGCAAGAGATATAATGACATTAAAACATATTTATAAAAATTTATATCAAGACGAAAAAGGAAAATACTTTTTTGGAATGGAAGACGACACAATACCAGTAGTTGAACAGCAATCCTATCTTTTAATTTATATTTTAGAGTTTTTAAAAGAAATGAGAGAAGAAAATAGGGGGTTATAAAGTTGACAATGACGAGACCGGAATGTGTAGTGAAGAAGTGCCAGAATAACGCATTATTGTTGTTTGGTGAAAGTTGGATTTGTGGAGAATGCTATATGAAAATACATAGAAAAGAATTAGACCGAAAAAGACAATTAGTAGAAGAGGTAGAAATAACAGGATGACAATAAAAATATGTCCACATTGCGGAGAAAGATATGTTGTTGGTTTTGATTGTAAAGATTATATTCACGAATGTAATTCAGATAGTTTAACATTAGACCAGGAAGATGTTACTGTAATTGGTAATTGGTCAGATTGGTCAGGAAGCGGAAAGGTTCCAAAAGCACAAGTTACAATGCAAGGAGCAGAAAATAAGTTTTATGGAAAAGATATAGCATTATATGGAGCAGACCAAGAAGACCACACGAGAAGAGGATTAAGAGCATCAACACATAGGCAAAGACAACATTATGAGTATATTGAGGACGTAAAGGAGGACAATTTTATTTAATTATATAATTTAAAATAAATAATTTATAAAATAAAATAATTTAAGTTTAATATGCCTGAAGATACAGAAACTGACATTGCAAGAGAAGGTTTATCATTACAAGACTTTATGAATGATATGGATATGTTAGGAAACCAAACTAAGAACAGAGATTTAATTAAACCAAATTTTCATTACGGTGATTTATCTGTAACAAACTACTTATTGTGGTTAATACTTGGTGAATTGACCATGTCAAATAATAATTAATAAAATGGGAGAAGTAATTATAAGCGCATCCGGACCACAGTATGGAATGGTAGTTAATTCAGATGGTTCTATTAATACAAGTGCTACTAGTTCTGGTGCTACTGAAGTAACTCCTTCTGGAACAGGATTTAATGATTTTACATTAAGATATATTCAAAGAATAGATTATCAAGATGAAATGCAACCGGTTTATATTGGACTAGCAGAACCAGGAACAAATTCAGGAAGCTCAAGTTGGCAGATTAGAAAATATTCTTTTTCTGGAGCACCGTCTATGGTTACAGCTGTTTTATTCGGTTCAGGAACAACTGCTTTTGATAAAGTTTGGAATAATAGAAGCGGTACAAATGAGGTATATTCATAATGGAAAAGAGAATAAAAAATATTTTAATTGCTTTAGGAAT